GAAGTACACAATAATTTTATGATACAAAATGGAAAATAGTTTTGGTGGTTTATGGAGTGATGAAAAATGCTTTCAATGGGAATTACAAAACAACATCTCATTGGATAACCAGTCATTTGTAAACCTATACAATAGCACGGCACGTGAAATATGCAAGGTAATTGACTTTGATACTTTTGCTGATATTGGTGGGGGCGTAGGTGCGTATTCACTTGCAATGAAAAATTTAAATAAACAAGTGTATTACTACGACTTAAACAAACACCATTTTAACTATGCTATGAGCCACAACGTTGCACACTATTATCACCAAACCGATATAACCCAAAACAAAATTAAACACGATTTGGTAGCGTGTATAGAAGTAATGGAGCATATAACAGATGACAAACTGAATGACTTATTGACAAACGTAGAATGCAAATACTTTCATTTTAGCAGCACACCAAACACCACAGATTTTGATGAAGAATGGGGGCATATTAACATAAAACAAGAACACGAATGGATTGATTTATTCCAACAACATAACTACCAACTACATACAAAAATGAATTTACCCACATCGTGGAGTTTATTATTTAAAAAAACAATTGAATAACAACTGATGGCAGATAAATTAGACAACCTAAAAAAAGCAAGTGGATTTGATAAAAACCCACAGAATATTAATACACAAGGACGACCAAAAAAGATTGTAACCAAATTAAAAGAACTTGGGTATAGTAAAGACGATATTAACCAAACGTACATGAATATGTGTGCAATGAACCGTCAAGAACTTGAACTAATAGACAAAGATAAAACTGGTCAATATACAATCATTGAACAAATCATTGCGGGGTCATTGGTCAAAGCCCACGACAAAAACTCTTTATTTAATCTTGAGACTTTAGTTACAAGGGTACACGGCAAACCAAAAGAGACGCTCGACAACAATATAAAAACAGACGAACCAATTATAATCACTTTAAATTTAAAACAATGACAGAAACAATTTACTTAGGAAATGCGTGGGAAAACCAGTACGGGTTAAACGTATCAATTAACATCGAGAAATTAAAACAAGCAATTGCAACGGGAAAACTTGAGGTCAACAAATATGGTGATGTCAAAATTAACGTGGGCAAATTAAAGCAACAGAATGAGAAGTCAAAAGCTACTCATTACGTCGCAGTACCTAAACCTAAAAATGATTTGCCATTCTAATGGAAGCGATTTTAAAATTTAACTTGCCTGAAGATAGTGAAGATTTCAACCTTGCATTGGATGGGGCTAAGTGGTCAATGGCAATGTGGAGAATAAACGCATTTTTAAGGTCAGAAATCAAACACCCAGCCGAAGGAATGAGTGACGATACATTCAACACCTATGTAATTGTAAGGGATAAACTTTACGAAATTTTAGACGATGAACAATTAAAACTATGAAAGCCAGTTGGAGATTAACTGAAGAACAAAAACCAAGTGATGACCGTGAAGTAATGGGCAACTATTCTTTTGGCAATCAATTGATAAAATTTGACGGCGAGTATTGGTACGACACCACTTCTGAGATAGTTGTAAGTGAACCGTTATACTGGATGCATATTCCCAATTTACCACACGAATGAGAATTTTAGTATTAATGGATAGTGCAAGTGGGGTGAGTTTTCACAGACTATTCACCCCATATGCTCGTATGCAAGAAGACTACGATATTCAAGTAGATGTAAGTCAAAAACCCCCTGAGTGGATTAACATTGATTTTAGCGTTTACGATGTGGTTATATTTAATAGATGGATTTCGGTTGCCCAATATAACATATTTGAGAAGTTAAGCGAATTAAACATTCCTACAATTTGCGACGTCGATGATTATTGGGTAGTGCCTAAATCAAACCCAGCTTATCGAGTCTACAAACAAATGATTAAGAATGCAACAAAGGACGCTATCTTAAACGCAACGCACATTACTTGTTCAACTACGTTACTTGCTGAGAAAGTAAAAGAAATAAATGCTAACATAACTATTTTACCGAACGCTTTGGATTTAACCCAAAACCAATGGACTTTTGAAAAGGCAAAGAATGAGAAGTTGACAATTGGATGGGTGGGTGGTATAACACACCTTGAAGATTTGAAACGTGTAGGCAATAGCGTAAAAAGATTTTGTGAGGAAAACGACGCTATCTTTTATATGGCGGGATATCACACAGAAAGTCACGAATGGCAAATGTGCGAGAAAACTATTACGGGTGAATCAATAGAAAACCGACCTAACTGGTTCAAAACTATTCGAGGTACAACGCCTACAGATTATGGCACTTCATATTCTTTATTTGACTTTTGCATAGCCCCATTACAAGATACTAATTTTAACCAGTATAAAAGCGAATTAAAGATAGTTGAAGCTGCAGCATATAATTTACCTATCATTGTATCCAATGTCAAACCATATACGCTACACGAGGGGAATAAAGGAGTTATTTTTGCTGAGAATAACGAGCAATCGTGGTATGATTGTCTTTGCCGTATGGCTCAACTAAACATTGGTGATTTGAACACAGAATATTGCAACCAACATCATAACCTTAAATCTATAAATCAAACACGCTACGAATTACTCAAGTCACTATGCAAATAACCTACAATCGTCCATTCGTTACGACTTACCAACAAGCCATACTTGATGCACCCGAACGCTATACCGTGACGGCAGCAGCAACAAAGTGTGGAAAAACGGCAAGTCATATCATTTGGATGTTTGAACAAGCATTAAAATTAAAAGAGAATCAAGCGGTGTGGTGGGTAGCACCCGTGTATCAACAAGCTGAGATAGCATTTCGACGAATGAAAACCCAAATTAATGTGAAGGACTTTTTTATTACAAATGAAAGTAAGTTAACATTGATTTTGCCAAATGGTGCAAGGATAGAATTTAAGTCCGCAGAAAAACCCGACAACTTGTACGGTGACGATGTCTATGCAGCAGTAGTGGATGAGGCGTCGAGGATGCGTGAAGAAAGTTGGTTTGCATTGCGTACTACATTAACGGCTACAAAAGGCAAGTGCAAACTAATTGGTAACGTCAAAGGTAAAAAGAATTGGTTTTATAAATTGGGTGAACGTGCCAGACTTGGTGAACCTGACTATAAATTTTTCAAGATAACGGCATACGATGCTGCAAAAGAGGGAATACTTGACTTAGAAGAAATTGAACAAGCCAAACGTGATTTACCCGAGTTTGTTTTTAAAGAGTTATATCTTGCAGAACCTGGTGACGATAAGTCAAACCCTTTTGGAATAGATAATATTCGTAGATGTTATGCACCAATAAGCAATAGCACACCCGTAGCTTTTGGAATTGACCTTGCAAAATACACAGATTGGACGGTTATAATTGGGTTAAATAATGAAAATAGAGTGTGTTATCTCGACAGATTTCAATCTGACTGGGAACAAACACAAAGAAAAATAGTAAATGTAGTTGGTAGAATACCAGCGTTTGTGGATTCAACTGGTGTCGGTGACCCAATAGTGGAAAATTTACAACGTTTATTGCCTAACATTAAAGGTTTTAAATTCACAAGTCAAAGCAAACAACAAATAATTGAAGGGCTGGTAATGGAAATACAACAAAATTCTATTGCATTCCCTGAATCACCCATTGGAAATGAGCTTGAAAACATAGAGTATGAATACACACGTACTGGCGTAAAGTATGCTGCACCAAGTGGACTGCACGATGACTGTGTTATGTCCTTAGCGTTGGCATTAGATTGTAAAAAACATAATAAAAAAGGTATATTTGCATTCGCATAATGATAACAATTAAACATATTCAAGAATTAAAGGAGATAGACCACTATTCACCCTTAGAAAAAGCCATTCACACTATTTGCATAGTAGATGGTCGAGATATTGACGAAGTCGAAGAAATGAAAGTTTACGATTTATTCAATCGATTCAATGCAATAATGGATAATTTAAAGTTTGAAGATACTATTCAGCTTAGATTTAAAATTAAAGGTCGACGCTTTAGGATGATTCCTAATGCAATGGAAATGCAAGGTCAACACTTCATATCGCTTCAACAATTTAATAGCGAAGATACGCTTCCAAACTTGCATAGGATAATGGCAATGATGAGTGAAGAAGTAAACATATTTGGTCGACCTAAGAAAATCAAAAACTTGGGTTTGCAATTTGAAGAAGTCAGTAACTTGTTTTTACATTTGCCGTATCAGATAGCATATGGCTACACGCTTTTTTTTTCTCGTCTTTATCCGAAATTGTTGGACGCTACCCAAACTTATTTGAGTCAGATGGTGGAGAGTCTCAAGGCAAAAGCAATGGCATACAAGGATGGTTTGAACTCGTGAATCAAATCTGCAAAGGTGAACGTGATAAATGGGATTACATCTTGGAAATGCCTATTGTGGAGTTTTTAAACACAGTTGCATTTTACGTGGGTAAGCAAAAAGAGTTTAACAAAGATTTACAAAAATGTACTACGTTTGAAAGTATGGTACTTGCATATTTAAGAAATTTAGTTTAGGTTTGCATTGTTCTTCTAAAATACAAAAGTTTTGACTTTTAGCCCTGCACAAGTTGTGGGGTTTTTTTATGTCAAAAATTAGTGTATATTTGTTTTCGTTCTTTCAATCGTGCTTTTAACCCTCATAGTCTAAACAAGCTATGGGGGTTTTTTCATCAAAGCAACAAAATTCACAAAGTGCTAATATATAAAAGTGAGTATTACTGTAAATCAAAAACCCGATAATAACGCACCAGCATATAATGACTTGAATTTTGTCATTACTGAGAGTGATAGTGCTATTTATACAAAGCCAAACTTTAAATTCATTGCCGATGTATTTCAAAATACAACACGAATTGCACGGTTAAAAGCACCTATCTATCCCAATAGCACCAACAAAAGTGTATTTAACATTGGGCGTTTAATTGAAAACTTTGTAACCTTAGATTGGGATATCGACGATACGTCTGTGAGTGGATGCCCGAATAGTTACATTCCTTACAAGGTAAACTTTGGTTATGAATATTCAACTGGCACTACTTCACCAATTATCGAAGTAAGTGGTGCAACCAACGTGACGGGATTAACTGCGTATAATATGGCTTTAAATCCTATCGACTTTGTTTCGTTTGCTGAGAACGACTACAAAATTAACACCACAAAAAATGCCGAGTTTTTAACAACAATGCGAAGTAAAACCATTTATCAAAATCAAAAAGACTGGCTTTACTTTTGGCGTGGGAATGCTGCGAGTGTAGAAATTAAAACTTTCCCAGCAGCCACAACACAAATCATTTTACTAAGTGGTATCACGGATTCGGTTATACGAGTACCAATTATACCATCAAGTGGTGCAACCTATTTAGAAGTAACTGCAAAGGGTACTGGCTCAACAAGTGAAACATATAGAATAGACATAAAAGATGAATGCACAAAGTACGCAAATAATGACGTTTACTTTCTCAACAGATACGGGGCTATCGAGTCATTTCGCTTTAATAGGGTCAGAAAGGATAACTTTACTATACAAAGAAAAACTTACAAGCAAACACAATACAATTTATCAGGTTCAAGTTATTCCTACGAGACAAGTGCAAGAAGTATCAGTAACTACAACACTGAAATAATGCAAAAAATCACACTCAATTCCAATTGGATAACCGAAGAAGAAAGTGTATGGCTCAAAGAGTTGGTAGCTTCACCCTCTATATGGTTGTTAGACGATGGAGTTTTGAAAGCAATTAACATCACTAACACCGACTACTCGGTAAAAACATTGTTAAACGACAAAGTGTTTAATTTGACAATAGAATGCGATTTGTCATTTGTAGATAAAGTTCAACGTTTATGATAAACTTATTTGTAAATAATACGCTGGTCGATTTAAGCGAAGATTTCGACCTACTTATTACTCGTTCAATTGCAGATATTAAAAACCCTGAACAAAGGTCAAGTGATTGGTCAAAGACTGCAAAGATACCAGGCACAAAAACAAATAACATTTTATTCGGTGGTATATTTGAAGTTGAACACACGGTTTTAGGGAGTGGGCAATTTGCACCTAACTTTAACCCAAACAAAAAAGCCGATGTCGTTGTTTTGGTCGATGGCTTCGAGCAGTTAAGGGGATTTATCAGATTGATTCAAATAAACGTTCTTGACCACGATTTTATCGAATATGAATGCTCACTACACGGACAGACTGCTGACTTGTTTACAACGCTTGGAAATGCCAAATTAAGCGAATTAAACTTTGATGAATACAACCACACGTTAACAGATACTAACGTAACAAATAGTTGGGATACGTCAATTGTAAAAAATGGTAGCTCACAAGCATTTCAATATGGTGAGGGTTATGTTTACGCTCAAATGTTAAATAAGTATGGCAGCCAAAATACCAACACAAACCAATGGAGAGTAGATGACCATATGCCTTGTTTATATGCTAAAACTATTGTCGACAAAATAATGTCAACTACTGGCTATCAATATACAAGTGATTCATTTTTCACAACTGATAGGTTTAAACGTTTAATTATTCCTTACACAAACTTTGGTTTTGCTGCTGATGAAACTGAACTTTCTACAAGATTATTTCAATCATCTAATACAAGCAATATAACAATCACATCTTTTGGTCAAACAGTTGCATATAACAACGATTCAACTGGTGGTAACTTTGATAATGGTGGGAACTATAATAATTCTACATATAAATTTACATCACCAGTAACGGCAAACTATGATTTTTATTTAAAAATAAAAGGTAATGCATTTTTATCCGTTGGTATAGGTACACCTGATTATGCACCAATAGGATTTGGAATATATAAAAATGGAATTTTAGTTAGAATGTTAACTGCAAATTCTGAAACCGATGGGATAACAAATTGGACTTATGATACAACAGTTTTAGGGAATGTAAATTGTTTAGTTGGCGATTTAATTGAAATTAAATTTGCCCAATTTTTTAACATTAGTTCAGCACCACTTGGATTCCCAGTTATTACATTAGATGCAAATCAAAACTTTTTTTATAATCATATTAATGCGTCTAAATTTGGATATAATAATATTTTAGATTTTGCATTCTTTTTCTCAGGTGATTTCACACAAAAAGATTTGCTAATTAACTTTGTTAAAATGTTTAATTTGTATATTGAACAAGATAGCAACAATGCAAAGAAACTTAGATTTGTACCACGTGACGATTTCTACAATGGCACTACTCAAGATTGGACAAGTTTAGTTGACTATTCACAAAATGTACAGATAGTTCCTATGGGTGACTTAGAGGCAAACCCTTATATTTTTACTTATAAAGAAGGTGAAGATTTCTATAACAAAGAATATAAGCAAAGCACAAGCAAAATATATGGTGATAGACTTATAAGGGTTGACAATGACTTTGTAAAACAAGAAAAGAAAATAGAAATTACATTTGCACCTACAATGTTATTTGCTTCTGAAAATAGGTATTATTCTATCATTTTAAATGGCAATAACGACAAAGGGCAATTAAGATGTTTGTATTATGGTGGTGTAAAAACGACATCAGCATACGAGGTTTATAATACAACCGTCACAAATACATTAAATTTTACTAAATATCCGTTGACATTGCACATTGACGATACCGATAATATGCAGTTTGACCTTAATTTTGGTATGTCGAATTACATTTTAGCCGACAAAGGGCTTAAATTCAGCAACCAAAACTTAGTTAATGTATATTGGTATAAAACAATTCGGGAAATTACCGATAAGAATAGCAAAGTTTTTAAAGGATATTTCCGTATCAATCCGTATCAATGGGCAAATATTCAATTTAAGGACTTGTATTTCTTTGAAGGGCAGTATTGGAGATTAAACAAAATAACCGATTACAACCCTTTACAAGAAGGTGTGTACCTATGTGAGTTTCTTTTGGTCACTTACTATGAACCATCGACTTCAAACAAAAAGAATGTAGGCGTAGGGGCTACAGATATTTTAAACGATAGATTTCCATTTGGCAAACCAATTGGATTCACGGGCGTAACTACTGGGGGCGTAAACATTGGCGATAGTGGCTTAGATTCTAAAGACAATATCACGGTAGGCAATGACCACGTTTCGCAAGGTAGATTTGCAAACACTATTTTAGGTGGTACACAAGTAAACATCCCAATTAATTTTGAAAGTGTAACGGCTATAAACTGCGATACTTATTCTATCACAGAATCAAATCGTTTCTATGTAGAAAATTTCCCACAGATGGGTGCTTATAGTTGTGGTGGTAATGTAATTGAAATTGACAACACCGATAGCCCGTACACGTCTTTATACGATGACTATTTAATAGTGTGCGATATGACGGGCAACATATCTGTAATTTTACCTAACCCATCAGCAAATAAAGGCAAAATATTTGTCGTTAAAAAATTAGGTAGTCCACATACAATAACTGTAACTGCTGGTGATGGTTCTATTTTAATAGATACGTCAACAAGTCACACAATTACCAATAATAAAGAAGCACATCAATTTATTTCAACAGGAACACAATATTACGTTATAGTACCTTAAAACAAAACAATGGCAAAATCAACCGCAGCAATAGAAATAGAAGTAACCCCAAAAGGTGGTGCAACAGAAACCGTAAAGACGTTTAAACAACAATTAAAAGAAGCCAAAAACGAGGCTCAACAATTAGTTGCCACGTTTGGCGAATTTAGCAATGAAGCGTTAGCGGGTCAACAAAGAGTTGCAAATCTTTCAGACCAAATGGAAGATTTTAACGACCGAGTAAAAGCGTTAAATCCTGACAAGTTCGCAAAGGTACAAACAGTTGTTACTGGCGTTGCAAGTGGTTTTAGTGCAGCACAAGGGGCTATGGCTTTGTTTGGTAGTGAAAGTGAAGATTTGCAAAAGACACTTGTAAAAGTACAAGGTGCTATGGCATTGGCTCAAGGACTTGAAGGCATTGGTAAAGTACAACAACAATTTAAAACATTAGCAACAGAATTAAAAGGAAATGTAACTAAATCATTTAGCACTGTGAAGGGTGCAATGTCAGCGCTTGGAATTGGTTTACTTATTGCTGCACTTGGTTATGTAATAACAAACTTTGAAAAGGTTAAAAAAACACTTTATAATTTAATACCAGGACTTGCAGATTTTGCAAATTTTGTTGGTGATTTAATACAAGGGTTTACAGATTGGTTAGGGGTAACTTCTGAGCAAGATAGGGCTTTAGAAAAACTTAACAAAACAACTGATAAAAGCAATGAAAAATTAGACCGTGAAGCAAAGCTACTTGAGGCACAAGGTAATAAATTAGGGGCGTATGCAAAACAACGTCAAAAATTAGTTAACGAATTAAATCAAGCCCGTGCAAATCTTGGGAAAAACAATGAAAAAGAATGGGGAAAAATTATTGACGATACTAAAAATGCATTATCTATTTTAAGTATCGATATTAGTAACTACATAAAAGAACAATCGGATGCAGATAAAAAAGCTAAAGAAGATGCAGCCTCTAAACGCAAAGCCGATTTAGACAAACAAAGTGCAAATGCATTGGAACGTAGGGCTACATTACTATCTTTAGAACAAAATACTTTAAAACAAGTACAAGATGCTGCCAACGCTTCATTTAATACTAAATTAAAAGGATTACGTGAACAAGGTTATACTGAGGCACAAATTTTAAAATTAAGAAATGCTGAAATTTCAAAAGTAACAAAAGACTTTAACGACAAACAAAAAACAGAAGCCGACAAATTAGCAGCCGATACAAAGGCAAGTAAAGAAAAATTTATTGAAGCAGAATTATCAGCAACACAAAAGCAATATCTACAACAAATTAATTTTATTAAACTTCGAGATGCTAATTTAGTTGACCAAAGCAAAACAAATCAAGAAATTGCGGATTTAGAATTAAAAAGTTTAGAAGCCCAATTAGCCACAAAGAAAAAGTTTGCTGAAGATACAACTGCAATTGAACAACAAATACTTGACAAAAAACGTGGTATTCGTGAGCAAGATTTAGCAGAAGAAAAAGCAAAAGCAGACAAAGAAAAAGCAATACAAACTGCAAAATTTCAAGCCGTCAATGATTCGTTAACGGCTATTGCTGACATTTATAGTGCGTTTGCGGGTAAAAGCGAAGAAGACCAAAAGAAAGCATTTGAAGTAAACAAAGCAGCACAAATTGCACAAGCAATTATAAACACATATCAAGGTGTGACGGCTGCCTTAAGTTCAGTCCCTTTATTTCCTGGTCAACAATTTGTAAATGCTGGGTTAGCCCTTGCTGCTGGTTTGGCTGCGGTAAAAAGAATTAGCGATACTAAATTTCAAAGCAAAAATGCACAAGGTGGTGATATTCCAACACAAAGTTCTGGTGCTGGTATGCAACAAATGGCTGCACCTAATATGTCAAGTTTAGGCAATGGCAATGAGTTAACACAAGACAGACGTGTGTACGTTACAGAAGGCGATATTTCACGCACACAAAAGCGTGTAAGCAACAATCAAAGTGTAAGTGTAGTAGAATAACGCAACAAAATTTAAATTAAACTAATATACATTATATGGATTTACCTATTTACAAATTGACCATATCTGAGGACGATTTAGAAAGTGGCGTCGAATTTATTTCTTTAGTTGACAAACCAGCAATAGAAAAAGATTTTATGTTATTCAATAAATTTGAATCATTTAACGATTATCCTGAATCAGCAAAAAGCAATGCAGAACGTGGTATAAGATTGAATGATGAATTAGGGAATAAATGTGCAACTCAAGTGGGCAAAGTTAGGGCGCAGCAAATTGCAAACGGTGAACCATTAAGTGAAGAAACAATTAAACGCACTTACTCATATTTGTCAAGGGCTAAAGAATATTACAACCCAAGTGATTCTGAGGCGTGTGGTACTATTTCTTATCTATTGTGGGGTGGTGAAGAAATGTTAGGATGGTGTGAACGTAAAATGTCTACTTTCAAAAAAACATTTGCTATTCAAAATGAAGAAAAAAGGATTATTTCAGGGGCTGCGATGTTGGCTGATTTGCCGATTTATCGTCGTGACGATAGTCGTGGTGAATATTACGTGGTCTTTGACAAAGAAACCATTTATAAAATTGCTAAAAAATGGGCGAAAAACAACAAGTACAATAGTGTAAATGTTGACCACGATAAGGCAATAGATGGATGCGTTTTATTTGAATCTTATTTATTGGATTTTGAACGTGGTATAATGCCACCAAAAGGTTTTGATGATGCAAAAGATGGTAGTTGGTTTGTTAGTTATTTTATTGAAGACGATGCAAATTGGGAAAAATGCAAAGATGGAACTTGGAATGGTTTTAGCGTAGAAGGCTTTTTTGATTTTGTAGAACCTATAGAAGAAGATAAAATTTTAGAAGACTTGAAATCACTACTATCAAAGTGGAATGGCAAATAAAAAATGCAACAAATAAAACATAAAACTAATATATATAAAAATGGACTCAAAAAGTTTAATTCAAGAAATCCGCTCAATGTTGAAATTTGACGATGCGGTATCAGTTGAAATGGCTACTGCCGTTTTGACCGATGGAACGGTAATCAAATGGGAAGGTGAACTTTCTGTAGGTACTGCTATTTTAGTAGAAACTGCTGAAGGCGATATTCCTGCACCCGACGCTACACACGAAGTAGAAGGTGGTACACTTGTAACTACTGTTGCTGGTATCGTAACTGAAATCGTAGAACCTACTGCAGAAGTTGAAGTTGAAATCGAAGCTGCAAAAGAATTTGCAACAATCGAAAAATTCAACGAAGTAGTAAGTAACTTAGAAAGCAAAATCGCTATTTTGACTGCACAATTTGAAAGTGTAGTTGCTAAATTAGAAAAGCAAAGTGAAATGTTTTCTAAAACCGTTGACTTAGTAGAGAAGGTTGCAAATCTTCCAAGTGCTGAACCAACAAAAGCCCCTGAGACGTTAAGCAAAAAAGAGCAACAATTTGCAAACATTGTAAAAATCGCACAACAACTAAAGAAAAAATAAAAATATGTCATTTGTAGTATCATCACTCGCAAATTACACCAATGAGCAGAGTCTTAATTTATTAAGCAAAGCCCTATTCGGTGGTAAAACGGCTCGTTTAATGTACGACGCTGGTCAAGTTCAAGTAGGTATCAAATCTGCTGAAACTCTTAACATTCTATCTTCAGACGTTTATTTCCAAAACGATTCTTGTGGTCTGACCCCGTCTGGTTTAACAACTTTCACACAAAGAACCTTAACTGTTGGTAAACTTGCAGTTGAAGAAACTTTATGCCCTAAAACTTTGGAAGCTAAATGGATGCAAACACAAATCGCTCCAGGTTCTGCAGTAGCATTGCCATTTGAAGAACTTATCGGTTCTGAGAAAGCTGGTGTAATTGCTGAAAAATTGGAAATTGCTATTTGGCAAGGAACTGTGGCAACTTCTAACACTAACCCTAACACTAACAAGTTCGATGGTTTTACAACTATCTTGACTGCGTTGGGCTTCGGTGGTTCAGGTGACCCTATTTCAGGAAACACTATCAGTGCAACTTCAATCACAACTTCAAACGCTGATGACATCTTAGATGCTATCTACGCTGCTATTCCTTCAAGAATTGCAAGTAAAGACAACTTGGTTTGTTTTTGTGGAGTAGACTTCTACAAAAAGTTCTTAGTTAACTTAAAGAATGCTAACTTGTACCATTATATGCCAGAAGCTGGAATGATGGATATGATTATCCCAGGTACTAATATGAAATTAATCGCAGTTGGTGGTTTGGATGGAACTGACAAATTGGTTGCAACTCATTTGACTAACTTATTTGTAGGTACTGACCTTGCAAATGAAGAAGAGCAATACAAATTTGTATTCGACCCAATTTCTGAAAACGTATATTTCAAAGCTAAAATGAAGTATGGTGTTCAGATTGCATTCCCTGACGAAGTAGTTTATTTCACCCTTTAATTTATATAAGATATGCCGTGTTTAATTTCTCAAAGTTTTGCCCTTGATTGCAAAGATGCAGTCGGTGGCGTTAAATCTATCTATCTTGTTAACTGGGCTAAAACTGGCTTTACAGTAGCAAGTGGTGAAGTTACGGCAACATCAGTAGCAAGTGGGGATGTTTACACTTATGACATCCCTAAGGCGACTGCATCAATGACTAACACAACCAACGTATCTGTTGAAAACGGCACGGTTTTTAACCAATGTGACGTGGCTTTCAAATTGCGTAGGTTGTCAACTGCTAAGCGTAACGAGTTAAAATTGTTAGCTCAAGGACGTGTTTTCACTATCGTAAAAACCAATAACGATGAGTATTGGTTGGTAGGTAAAGAAAGCGGTTGTGATGTTAGTTCAATGGTTGCAAACACTGGTGCTGCGTTTGGTGATTCTACTGGTTATGAAGTTACACTTCAGGCTATGGATATCGAACAACCATACAAGCTGCAGAGTAGCGTAGTGACTACATTAGGAATATAAATTTCTGTCTTGTTTTCATATGTGGGGGGTGGCTTAGGTCACCCCTTTTTTATTGTAACAAATTACTTTATTTGCTAATATACTTATAATGCTATTAATCACTAAAGGGGAAACAAAATTTTGGTACTTGACACTTACAGAAAAGGTCACTATAAGCAACCCAAAGTTTTTGTTTTATTTAACACATCGACAAACGAATAAAACGTATGCTTTTATTTTAAGTGATGTTAGCACTTTTACTGAGCGTTATAATAAGTTTTCTATTAACGAAAACACATACGATTTTTTTGAAGGTGAGTATATGTATCAAATTTACGCTCAAACTTCAAGTGTAAACTTAAATCCAGCACTTGCAAATGAGCAAGTAGAAAGTGGAATTTTAAAAGTTCAATTATCAAGTACAACAACAGACGAATATAATCCAACATTAATAGAAAAAATATATGAGTAATTCAAACGAATTTATGGCTGGTTTTACTGGTTGCAAAGTAATCAGTAATACATCAGCAAACACGGGTCGATTTAGGGGCTTTGTCGTTAATAGTGACGCAGTAGTATCTGCTATTTCTTTCGATGGTACATCTTTAATGACTCAACTTGGTTTAACTGGTGTAACTTTGAAGCAAGGTATTTTTATCACTTTGCCAGAAGAACAAATCATTACGTCAATTACGCTAACAAGCGGTTCAATCGTTTTATACAACGAATAAAATGTTTGGTGTTAGCTTAGGTATTCGTGTAGGTAATACCAGTATTTCAGGTGGTGGTGTGCCAATTGATACAGACGCACAAGCCTATTTTGATAGGGTAACGACTGCGGGTGGTACGCTTACAACTACCGAAAAAACTGCCGTAAATCAATTGGTAATCGATTTAAAAGCGAATTCTTTGTGGACACCTATGAAGGCAATCTACCCAATGGTAGGCTCAAGTGCAGCAGCGTGTGCGCAGAACTTAAAGAGTAGTAGTTTTACGGGAACTTTTAGTTCAGGATGGACTTTTGCAAGTACAGGGGTTACGCCAAATGGTACAAGTTCGTATATGTCAACAGGTTTTAGTATAAACACGGAACAAGCATCAGCAAACAATTATACACACGGATTTTATAGCGGTAGCATTGGAGGAGCGTCAGCGACCAGATGTTCAATGGGTGCTTTGACGGTTGGAAGTGAATCTGATATTTTAATTAGATGGTCTCTTGGTAATTTTTATGCAAACATTTGTGAGCAATTATATAACAACGCAATCATAAATAATGATACACACGGATTTTATGTTGCTAATAGAAATACCACAAATAGAACACAATCTTGGAAAAATGGCGTTAAAATTGTAGATATTATCAACGTACCAAGCTCAAAAACAACTGATTTTATTATAATTGGGGCGAGAAATGATAATGGTACACCGAATTTTTTTGATAACAAAAGATGTCAATTTGCATTTATGGGCGATAGTTTAAGCGATGCAAACCAAACAAACTTTTACACCGCAGTACAAGCGTTTCAAACAACCCTTTCACGCAACGTATAATGATAGGATACATTTTAACAACAGAACAATACGACCAATTACAAGGTCAATTTTACACGCCTTATGAATTTTTCAATTGCGTACAAGACATTAACGATGTATGGTTTTTGTTTTTATCAGACCAAGACAAATCACAAATTGAAGGTACTGAGTGGGCATTTATTTTAGATTTACCTGAGGGCGAATATATACCTAAACCAGAACCACCAAGACCAGCATAATGAGCCTACCAATTTCCTTTGAAGAATTTAAAAAGAACCCAATAGCGGCGGTGGCTTTTTGTATGCTTTTAATTGTAGGCTATCTTTACTATGATTCCGAGAATACAAAGAAAGCCATTATTTCAAAGTGTGAAAATGAGAATATAAAAATGGGCGATAGGTTGCACAAAATGGAACGTCAACAAAAGCAAAGCGATTCGTTATTGGCAGTATATTCATATGAGATTAAATTTTACTTGAATGCTATTGAAGGGTATTCAGAAACAATAGAACAAAAAAAATGACAAAATTTAACGACACGGCAGCCGATAGTAGCAGCATAATTTCAGTAGTGAGTGCCTTTGCATCAATAAGCACAACGGCTCAACCTATTATTTCGGCATTGGCTGGTTTAGTGGCAATCATTTCGGGGTTATTTGCCATCCGTTATTATATAAAAAAAACAAACAATTTATGAAAATATTTGAAATCTTCAAAGGTGATAAAGGCGAATTTAGCTCAAAGCGATTAATCGGCATTGTCGGTGGTTTAGCTTTAATTGGGGCGATGGTTTACCACAACACCGATAAACTAATTGAAAGCGTAGAATGGGTTGTTATTCTAACATTGGGATTCACAAGCGTAGATAAATTTGGCAACAATGGAAAACAATAAGTTCGCACTCGACCGACTTTCTTTTGCTGGTATTTCTTTGCCTACATTTAAAGAAAATAAAACAAAAGGGTACACAACTTTTGGTGAGGATAACTTATATCCTCAAAAATTGATTGACCTTTACAACAAAAGCCCTAAGCATAACGCTATTGTTAACCAAAAATCATCTTATATTGCTGGTGAATCATTTGAAATTTATGCAGATGACACGCTAAACAAGGCAAAAGCATTCGACAAGTTAAGAAATATCAATGCTTTTGAAGATTATGAGTCGTTTAATACCAAGATTTCACAAGATTTTGAACTATTTGATGGCTATTATATTGAAGTGATATGGAACAAAGCCAAAACAGAGATTGCAGAACTTTATCATTTACCCTTTCAGAACGTTAGATTAGGCAAAGATTGTGCGTATTACTCAGAAGACTGGTCAAATAGCCGTGAAGCCGTAATTGAATATCCTTTATTTAACCCTACAACAAGGGAAAATAAACAAGTATATGCCTTTAAAATGTATAGAGCTGGTCAAGGGAAATATCCTTTGCCAAGTTATATAGGTGCTTTAAAGTATATAGAGATAGACGTAGAGATAGGTAACTATTATTTGAGTAATATCAAAAATGGATTTTTTGCACAGACAGTAATTCAAATGTTTAAGGGTCAACCAACGCCCGAAGAAATGCGAATTGCAAAACGTCGTTTCAAAAAGAACTATCAGGGTGCAGAAGCTGAAGAAAGTGGTGGTCTTATCATTATGTATAATGAGCAGAACGAAAAACCTGCAGAAATTACCAACTTACAACCGTCTGACTTTGATAAACAATTTCAACAACTGAACGACCAAGTTCAAGAAGAAATCTTTGTAGGGCATAGAGTAAGTACACCCGTTATTTTTGGAATAGCAACGCCTGGCACATTAGGTCAGCGTAATGAAATAATCGAAGGTTACGAGTTATTCCAAACATCGTACATAGAACCACGGCAAAAAATAAAAGATTCGTCTTTTAACGTGGTATTTCAATATATGGCTGATGCTAAATTAAAAACTACTAACAAGCCACCAATTGGACAAGATTATATTTTATTATTTGAAAAAGGTATTCTTGACAAAAACGAAGTTCGCAAAGAATTAGGTTTTGCCATTGTAGAAGAAGTTGCAATGTCTAAAAAGCAAAGCGACCAAGATGTTTTAAATTTATTTGCTGAGTGTGGAGTTTCAAAAGATGACTATGAACTTTGTAAATTTGAATTTGCAACTGCATCAGAAACTGCCATTCTACAAATCTTAAATGCAAACGATGGTATAACCGTAGGCGAAATTGCAAAGTACGTTAACATCGACGCTCAGAAGGTAATGGATGCAATCACTCAAATGATTGACGATGGCTTAATTAATTCCGACAATGGCAAACTTTCAACTTCACAAAAAGGTACACGTGAACTTAGTAAAAGTGTAGACACTCAAATTGAGTTAAGATATGAGTATGGTTTAGATGCTGCCTTTACTGGAGAGCCTGAATTGATAGATACAAGCCGTGATTTTTGCCGTCAATTGATAGGGTTAAATAGATATTACACACGCACAGAAATTGACACGATTTCAAGCCGTGTTGATAGAGATGTGTGGAAAGAAAGAGGTGGGTGGTACACTATACCTGACACCGACGTACACATTAACCATTGCCGTCACGCTTGGAACTCTAAACTTGTAAGGAAAAAATTATGACAAACTTTGTTTATTTAATATCGACCACTTATCTTAAAAACGAAAGTCCCATTAACGAGAATGTCGACGATAAATTGTTAAAAAACGCTATCAAAGAATCACAAGAAATTTATATACGTGATATTATTGGTAGTGGCTTATATAATGAATTGCAAACACAAGCATTTGCGGGTACATTATCGGCTAATAATACGAACCTTTTAGACACTTATATTGCACCTTGCTTAAAGTACTACACCTTAACCGAATCAATGCTTCCTATGACGTTTAAAATGCTAAATAAAAGCGTTGCAAGTCGTAATAGTGAGAATGCAACGCCAGTTACTATTGATGAAATGACAATGATTGAACGTAGGTATAGAGACAAAGCCGAGTACTATGCTAATAGACTGCGTGATTATTTATTAGCGAATACGAATATATTTCCATTATTTTTGAATAGTGGTTCAACAAGTGATACCATTTTTCCTCAGGACGTACAAGTTTTTGGAGGAATTTATTTACCAAACAACAATGACTGCGACGAAAGATATTATTTCATCCGACCTTAAAGGCAAGGTAAGGGAAAAAAACGAAGCCAAACTTTTAAAATTTATCAATGACTCTAAACCAAATAATTCAGCAAGTCCAAACGGCAGCAGAAAGTCACCAACAAGTAAATAACTTTTTTTGTGGTGAAAATGCAATGGCAGAAGAAGAAGTAAA